GAAACTATAGATGAATTCGGTTCAACTTTTTCACCAGTTGTTACATCTAATCGTGAATATTTAAAAGATTGGTGATAACTGAATATCATTCCTCAATTTAGCCTCACAATTCAAACATACAATCTTATTCTTTTGTATCCTTTCCAAAATTGGTAATCGAAGTTTTTCTCTGAGTCCTTTCGATCTTGAAACGATTCTGATTTCTTTGTTGTCAGGGTAGAATGCCAACGTACACGTTTCTGCTTCCTCACAATATATACAGACCTTATCTGCAAGGAGTTCGTTAATCCATATATCACGTTTTCTTCTGGCCTTTCTAATCCCTTCTTTAATTGTTTTTTTGTATTTCTGGTAATGTGACATATAATTATTTATAACACAAAAATGTTATAAATCCCTTTTTGAAAATCCATAAAAGTATAAATATGTGTAATAACATTTCTATTTAAGGAGATTGGAATGGCGTTTCAAGTTTCGCCTGGTGTACAGGTAACAGAAAAAGACTTAACAAACGTAGTTCCGGCAGTTGCAACATCAATTGCTGGTATAGTAATGGCCGCACAAAAGGGGCCTACTGATACTATTACCGCAATTTCATCTGAAGAAGAGTTGGTTCAAATTTTTGGTGAACCACAGTCAGCCAGTAATCATTTTGAAGATTGGATGGCTGGAGCGGCTTTTCTAGGATATGGTAACGCATTGAGGGTGGTTCGCCCTGCAAGTGCTGCTATAAATGCTTGTACTTCTGGTTCAGCGATTTTGATTAAGAATTCAACCCATTGGAAAGATGGGGATGGCACTACAGGCCCCTATAGTGATGGGTCTGCAAGTGTAGGACAATGGGCAGCAAGGACTGCCGGTGCTTGGGGAAATAGTTTAAAAGTAGCTATGTGTCCAAACGCAACTGAATTTGAACAAACATTTTCCGGCTCAGCTGCTACTCTTGGAGTATCAACTGGAACACCGGCTGCTGGTTCTACTCAAGTTGGAGTTGATAACGGTGGTGGTTCTGCTGGTGATGGTGGTGATGTATATAATGTTGGAGATATTGTATATTTTCAAGAAGCTGATGGTTCAGAATATAAAGTAACAACAATTGTTAATGATACATTAACTCTGGAAAGATATGGTACTGCAAATACTGCTGGTGGATTAAGGTCTGCTCTCACAGCTGCAACAAATGTTCGCAGACGGTGGGAATTTTATGACCAATTTGACGGAGCTCCTGGCACTTCAACATTTGTGCAAGATCGTACAGGAGTAGCAACAGCAGATGAACTGCATATCATTATAGTAGATGAAGATGGTGGTATTTCTGGTGTTCCAAAAGAAATTTTGGAAAAATGGTCAGGTCTATCTAAAATTTCAGATGCAAGGTCATCTCAAGGAGCTCAAAACTATTATGTAGATGCTCTCTATAGTGGATCTTCATACATCTATTGGATGGATCATCCAGGCGCTAGTACTGGTTATAGTAACACCGCAGCTGAACAGGGTACTACATTATTTACTGCATTGACTGAGTTAATTACTACAATTTCACTCACAGGTGGAGTAGATGACTATGCATTAACTACAGGAGAAATGAAGGATGGAATTGACCGATTCAAAGATACCGAAACGGTTGATTTAAACTTGTTTCTTTGTGGTAAGGCAGACGGTACTAAAGCAGGAAATGCTTTGGATATGTGTACTGATCGTAAAGATGCAGTCGCATTTGTGTCACCAGAACTAACTGATGTTGTGAATGTTGCAAATGAAGTAACACAAACATCAAATGTCAAAGGATATTTTGATGCATTAACATCAACATCCTACGGTATGTTCGATAGTGGATACAAATACACATACGATAAGTATAATGACACTTATCGATGGATTCCACTAAACGGAGATATGGCAGGACTTTGTGCAAGAACTGATCTAGTATCAGATCCGTGGTATTCACCTGGCGGATTTAATAGAGGACAAATTAGGGGAGTTGTAAAACTTGCTTATAATCCTCAAAAAGCAAATCGGGATATTTTGTATCGTGCAAGAATAAATCCAATTTGTTCATTTCCAGGCCAAGGAACAGTACTATTCGGTGATAAGACTGCACAAGCAAAACCAAGTGCATTTGACCGTATTAATGTGCGAAGATTGTTCATTACTATAGAGAAAGCAATTTCAACCGCAGCTAAATTTCAGTTATTTGAATTCAATGATGAGTTCACAAGAGCAGGATTTAGGAATATGGTTGAACCTTTCTTGCGTGATGTACAAGGTCGTAGAGGAATCACAGATTTCCTAGTTGTATGCGATGAGTCCAACAACCCAGGCGTGGTTGTTGACCGTAACGAGTTTGTTGCTGACATTTTTGTCAAACCTGCTCGGTCTATTAACTTTATTTCTCTAAACTTCATTGCCACGAAAACTGGTGTTGCGTTTAGTGAAGTAGTTGGGGCATAGGGGGAATCATGGCAAACATAAACGACTTTAAAGCAACATTAAAAGGTGGTGGAGCAAGAGGTAATCAATTTTCAGTAACATTACCTTTCCCTGGCTTTTCAGCTGTGGGTGGAGAGACAAGAGTTATGTCTTTCTTATGTAAAGCAACTAATTTGCCTGGCATGACACTAGGTGAAGTTTCAGTACCATTCAGAGGTCGAGCTTTGTATATTGCAGGGGATCGAGTATTTGAAACATGGACAACTACCGTGTTTAACGATACTGATTTTCTGATACGCAATGCAATGGAACGATGGATGAATGGCATTAATGCACTTTCTGATAATAGTGGATTGGAAAATCCTGCTGATTATCAAGTAGATGCATTTGTTGATCAATTAGATCGTGCAGGACAAGTAATTAAATCATATACCTTTAGGGGTATGTGGCCAATGACTATTGCACCTATTGAATTGACATATGATGGAAATGATGCTGTAGAAGAATTTGAAGTAACCTATCGTTATCAGTTTTTTGAGTCAAATACTACAACTTAATATTTCGTATAAATATTTGTATTGATATTGATTACGGAGTATTATGGCACAACTATTTGGATTTCAAATTACTAGAACTAAGGATAAGGGAGAGCAACCAACATTTGTTCTCCCCGATCCTGAAGATGGGGCAACAACTTCAGCAGGATTCTATAGTGAATTTATAGATATAGAAGGACAAACTAAATCTGAAGCTGATCTTATTAGACGGTATAGATCTACTTCAGAACATCCTGAATGTGATCTTGCGATTGAAGATATTGTCAACGAAGCAATAAATACAGATGAAAAAAGAACTTCTGTATCTATTGTTACTGACAACCTACCCTATTCATCAAAAATCAAAAAAAGAATTAGTGAAGAATTTTCACAAATATTACGACTATTAGATTTTGAGACTAAATGTCATGATATTTTTAGACGATGGTATATTGATGGTAGATTATATTTTCATAAAATTATAGATGAAGATAATCCACAAAGAGGAATACAAGAATTAAGATATATTGATGCTTTAAAATTAAAAAGAATACGAAAAGTAGATAAAGATATAACGAAAAAAGGTTCTCCCACCATTAAGGTATTAGAGGATTTTTATTTATATTATGAAAATGGACAACATTTTTCACCAGGCAGTAGTAGTAATACTGGTGTAGGTAATATTAAAATTACGGCAGATGCAATTGCAAATTGTCCTTCTGGATTATTTGATCCTCAGAAGGCATTAGTTACATCTTATTTACATAAAGCAATTAAGCCTGTTAATCAATTAAGAATGATTGAGGATGCAGTAGTTATTTACCGCATTGCAAGGGCTCCAGAACGAAGAATTTTCTATATAGATGTTGGTAATCTACCCAAAGTTAAGGCAGAACAATATCTAAAAGATGTGATGAATCGTTACCGAAATAAGTTGGTGTACAATGCAGCAACTGGTGAAATTCGGGATGACCGTCAGCAGATGAGTATGTTAGAAGATTTTTGGTTGCCTCGTAGAGAAGGTGGTAGAGGTACAGAAATTACTACTTTGCCTGGTGGACAAAATTTAGGAGAAATAGATGATATTGTCTATTTTCAAAAAAAATTATATCGGTCTTTAAATATTCCTGTTAGTCGATTAGAATCAGAAAGTGGATTTAATTTAGGTCGTGGTACAGAAATTACAAGAGATGAAGTAAAATTTACAAAATTTGTTCAAAAACTACGAAATAAATTTAATGTACTGTTTAATAATATTCTTAGAACTCAATTAATACTTAAAGGTGTTATTGCAGAGGAAGATTGGAAGAATATTAAACAAAATCTTTCATATAATTATATGAAGGATGGCCATTATGCAGAAATGCGTGATATGGATTTATTGCGTGACCGTTTAGAAATACTAAATAGTCTAGAACCCTTTATTGGAAATTATTT